GGTATTTATACACAGGGCCGATTTTTGGAAAAAAGGGAATTTTCCCCCGAAATCTTCGCGAATCTATAACGAATCTTCGCTTTTGCAAAGAAATTGAAGAATGCAAACAAATTTTATTTATAAATCTCTGAATAAAAGGCGGCTGCTATTCTGTTTTATCTGCCATGAAAACTTCCCCAAGAATTCGGAATGGCGGCTCACTTCCGAGAATCGTTGACAAAAACAGAATACACATGGCGAACTACCCTCCTCGCGAATAATTTTTACCGACGGCCAGACGGATTTCATCGGAGTGAATGACTTTGTCATCGCCTTTTATTTGGAGATTTGATAGAAAGGAGAATCAATGGAAAAAGCAGAATGGAAAAAACGAATAATTAAGTGCTGCCAAGATGCCGGCACCTATGAAGACTTTTATCTTGATGTCATTGATACCCTTGCTCAAATCATGGAGAATCGCGACAAGACGCACGAACAGTATGTTGAAAGCGGATCTCTTCCAACCATTATTCACACTAACAAAGCCAAAGAGAAAAACACAGTGAAGAATCCTGTTCTCGTCATGGAAATGGAACTCAACACGCAGGCTCTCTCTTATTGGCGAGACTTGGGTCTTACTCCAAGCGGTTTGAAGAAACTGAATGCTGATGCGATTAAAGACAAAGGGGTCGGGTCTTTTGAAAAACTATTAGAAAGGATTACTTGATGGCGAAGAAATACAAAGAAGAAGCCATCAAATACGCTGACGACGTCATCTCTGGGAAGCAGGTTGCAAGCGTCGAAGTGACGAATGCCTGCAAGCGATTCAAAGAAGACATAAAACGTGAAGACCTTGAATATCGAAGTTTTGATGTAGATTTCTGCATCAACTTTATTCAAGGTTTTTTCGTACATAAAAAAGGGGAAGACTTGGAAGGGAATCCGCTGCAGGGAAAGCCGTTGATGTTGTCTCCTTGGGAAATCTTCATCACGGCCAACATCCTCGGTTTTTACTACAAGGGAACGAACCTCCGACGATATAAAGAAGCCTTCATCGAAATCGGAAGAAAGAACGGAAAGACTTCCTTCGTGGCCGCGCTGGCCTTTGCGGTATCCATCCTCCAGAGGAAGAGCGGAGCGACGACATACATTGTTGCATCGGCTTTGAAGCAGACGATGGAAGCATTCTCTTTTATAACCTTCTCGTTGGACTATAACGGAATGCGAAACACCTTCGAAGTGAAGGATAACTCCTTTGATCATTCCATCCGTTATTCCTTCTTTGATAAAGCCGGAAATCTTGATGGCACGATGGAAATTATCGCAATGCCAACCAACCCAGATGCGCAAGACTCCTTCAACTGTTCGTTTGCAATTGCGGATGAAGTCGCATCCTATCGCAAGGCTTCGCAATATAACCGATTCAAAGAAGCACAGGCATCTTACGAAAACAGGCTGATGATAGGCATTACCACGGCAGGCGACAACGTCAACTCCTTCGGTTATTCTCACCAAGAGTATTGTGCCAAAGTCGTGAACGGACAATTGGAGAATGATTCGTTATTCGTCTTCATGGCACGAGCAGATCAAGACCAAGGCGGTGAAGTGGATTATACAAATCCTATCCAGCATCAGAAAGCTAATCCAAACTACGGAGTGACGATAAGGCCAAGCGAGATCCGTGAAGCAAGTCTTCAAGCAGCTAACGACCCAATAAAGCGAAAAGACTTCCTCTCGCGAAGGTTAAACATTTACACATCTTCCTTGAAGGCCTACTTCAACTTAAACGAATTCCAAGCATCGGATGCGAAATACAATTGGACCATGGAAGAACTCGCAAAACTTCCGATTCAATGGTACGGCGGTGCCGACCTGTCGAGAATGTACGACCTCACGGCTGCATGTCTGTTTGGGAACTACGAAGGGACGGACATCATCATCCCTCACGCTTTCTTCCCGATTACACAGGCGGCCGCAAAAGCTGATGAAGACAACATTCCTTTATTCGGTTGGAAAGATGACGGATGGCTGACCATGTGCAACTCCCCAACGGTAAACATGGGAGATGTCGTGAATTGGTTCATTTCCATGAGAAACAAAGGCTTCAAGATTCGAATGGTTGGCCACGACCGAAAGTTTGCCACAGAGGAATACTTCCCAATGATGGAAGCGGCAGGCTTTAAGATAGTCGATCAACCTCAGTATTACTATGTAAAATCACAGGGTTTCCGCCGAATTGAGAAATCAGCAAAAGACGGGACCCTTTATTATTGTCACGCTGAGCCTTACGAATATTGCGTTGCGAATGTCCGCGCCATCGAGAAGACGGACGACGCGGTGCAATATGAGAAGGTCGAGCCGACACAGAGAATTGACCTTTTCGACGCATCGGTCTTCTCCTGCATTTGCTACATGAAAGACCAGGAAAAGAAGATGAAAGCGAAGAAGTGGTTTGATTAAGGAGAATTTTAATGGCGAGAAAGAAAAAATTTAGAACATCAGCTCAGCCGAGCGATACAAAGCCGACGAACACAAACAAGCCGGTGGCGGCCTTCCTTATCGCTGACGATTATGACAGCCTTTGTGTGTCGGAATATGTCAGCCTTGATAAATGCCCAGAAGTCGTCACGGCTGCTTTACGAATCGCGGAATTGATCGGGAGCATGACCATTAAGTTGATGTCAAATACCAAGAACGGAGACGTTCGAATTAAAAACGAACTTTCCCGAAAAATTGACATTGACCCAATGCCGACAATGACAAGAATGACATGGATGACAAACATCATCATGAACCTGTTACTTTACGGCAAAGGGAATTCTGTTGTGGTTCCTCATACCTATAATGGAATTATTCAGTCTCTGGAACCAATTGCGGCAAATCGCGTTCAGTTTGAGCCGAAGGGGAATTCATACAGAGACTATTCGATTTTAATTGATGGCAAAGCAAGACGGCCAGAAGACGTGCTTCATTTTGTCTTCAATCCCGACAAGTATTACTTGTGGAAGGGGACAGGAATCAACGTGATTCTTCAAGACTTGGTTCAAAGTTTAAAACAGGCAGCGGTCACGGAAAAAGCCTTCATGGAATCAAAGTGGAAGCCTTCTCTCATTGTGAAGGTGGATGCCTTAACGGAAGAGTTCTCCGGCAAAGAGGGAAGACAGAAGCTCCTTGAAGAGTACGTGAAGAGTGCTTCGGTTGGCGAGCCTTGGATGATACCAGCGGATCAGTTTTCCGTTGAGCAGGTCCGTCCGCTAACATTGGCCGACCTTGCAATTGATAAAAACATTGAATTAGACAAAAGAACGGTGGCTTCCATCTTTGGGGTTCCGCCGTTTTTATTAGGTGTTGGCGAATTCAACAAAGCTCATTGGAACCACTTCGTCGAAACTCGGTTAAGAACGTTAATTCTCGGCATTGAGCAGGAGATGACGAAGAAGCTCATCATCAACCCGAATTGGTATATTTCACTAAATTATTGGAGTTTGAAATCCTACGACATGGCCGAAATCACATCAGTATTCACGGCTTATGGTGACCGCGGTTGGGTTGCAGGCAATGAAGCGAGAGACAGAATCGGCTTGGAATGGAAGGAAGGCTTGGATGAATACAAAGTCCTTGAGAACTACATTCCTATCGAAGATTCTGGGAATCAAAGCAAACTAAACAATTAAGGAGAAGACGCTATGGAAAGAGAAACAAAACAGTTCCGCTCGGTCATGAAGAATCCAGAAATCCGAGAGGAAAACAATGAATTGCACATCGCAGGTTATTTCGCGGTGTTCAATAAAAACTATGAAATGTTCGACGGTGCTTCTGAAAGCATCGCACAGGGAGCATTCACAAACTCTCTGCAGAATGATGTCCGCGCATTGATCAACCATGATGACACTTTAGTTATTGGGAGAACTACCGCTGGAACATTGACCATCCGCGAAGACGACTTCGGCTTATGGGGTGACGTCATTATCAATCCGAAAGATACTGACGCCATGAACATTTATGCCAGAGTCCAGCGAGGTGACGTGAATCAATGTTCTATCGGATTTTTCATCACATCCGAGGAAACCGAGTTCCGTGAGGATGGAAGCGTTCATTGGACTATCAAAGACGTGGATCTATTCGAAGTGAGCGTGTGCACGTTCCCAGCCTACACGGATACAAGCGTTCAGGCGAGAAAGCATGACTTGGAAGAACTCAAGGCAAAACGCTTGGAAGCCTTAAAGGTTCGAACATTGGCAAAGCTGAAAGGAGACACAAAATGTTAAAGGTTTTGCTTTTACGTCGGAGAATCGACGAAAAGAAGAAAGAACTCGATGCCTTCCGCTCTCAGTTGAATGAATTCGAAACACGTGAAGCCGAATTAGAGCAGGCTATTTCCGAAGCGACTACCGAAGAAGAAATGAAGGTTGTCGATGAAGAAATTGATAAATTCAACGCTGAAAAGAAAGACGCGGAAGACAAAGAAAAAACTCTTGCCGGTGAAGTCGAAGCATTAGAAAACGAACTCGCCGCAAAAGAGGAAGAACAGGAGACGGAACCTGCTAAAGCCGTGGAAGAAGAAAGAAAAGAGGACACAAAAATGGAAACAAGAAAAGTTTTCGGAAACATGACGATGGAGGAAAGAAGCCGCCTGGTCGAACGTGATGACGTTAAAGCATGGCTCGGCGAGATCCGTTCCGCTATCAAACAGAAGAGAGCCGTCACAGGTGTCGGCGCTACCATCCCGACAGAAGTTCTGCCGTTATTACGTGCAAACATTCAGAACTATTCCAAACTTTATGACAAAGTAAACGTTCAGCGTGTTTCTGGCGAAGGCAAACAGCCGATTCAGGCTTTACCGAGTGAAGCAATTTGGACAGAATGCTGCGCAAATCTGAATGAAATGTCTTTAGTCTTCAATGACTGGACAGTTGACTGCTACAAAGTCGGCGGATACTATGCCGTTTGCAATGCAAACCTTGAAGACAGCGACATTGATTTAATGAACGCCATTTTAATCGCATTAGGTCAGGGCATCGGTTTAGCACTTGACAAGGCTATTCTGTACGGCCGTAAAGATGCCGCTTCCAGCAATATGCCGCAGGGTATCGTTCCGTCTTTAGCACAGACAGCACAGCCAGCAGGATATCCAACAACGGCAAGACCGTGGGCAGACCTGCATGAGACTCACGTCTTCACTCCTCCAACGGGCACAGCGAACATTTTGCCGATTTTAATTGGTGAATCCGCCACTGTTTCCAACGATTACGCGCGTGGAAACATTACTTGGGTTATGAATGACAGGACTTATAAAGCCATTCTTGCTGAATCTTTAAACAACAACGCTGCAGGTGCTTTAGTCGCTGGTGTCAACGGCACAATGCCGGTTGTCGGTGGCGACATCGTCGTTCTGAACTTCATCCCAGACAACACAATTATTTTCGGTTACTTTGATTTATACCTGTTAGCAGAGAGAGCAGGAACACAGTTCGCTACTTCCGAACACGTTCGCTTCCTGAATGATCAGACAGTGTTCAAAGGAACAGCTCGTTATGACGGCGCTCCGATCATCAGAGAAGCCTTCGCGGTCATGGGTGTAACAACGGCACCAACATTCCCAAGCGACACAGCAAACTAAAAACACATATAGCCAGAGGTTCAATGCCTCTGGCTTCTTTATAGCATGAGAGGAGATACAAAATGACGGAAGAACAAAGACAAGTCATTCTAAAATTATTGAGGTTTAATCTTGATATTGACTTTGATTTCTATGATGCAGAAGCGGAAGCGGAAAAGGAAGAACAGTTGAGCATCTTCGTTGACGCTGCCGTGAAGTTCATCGAAACCGAAGGCATCACGTTAGACTTCGACGACACAGGAGACCAATTCCTTGTGGTAGCATATGCGGAATGGCTTTACGACAAACGGAAGGATGCTTCTTCCGTGATGCCGCGAATGCTACGATATAACTTAAACAATCGTCTATTTCATGAAAAGCTCTCGGAGGAAAACTAAATGGACTCTGGGATTTTATTTATTTGCACTTTGGACAACATCGCAGAAGGCGGACGGATGCCACGGCAGGTCTTGCGGAAAATCAAACGCTATTGGTTTGAAGCAAGAACGGTCGGAGTGAATCGTCAATACTTGGCTTATGGTGTGAACCAGCGCGTTGATCTATTGGTACGTATCCACTATGATTCAAAAATAAACGTAGGCATGTATGTTATCACAGGAGATGGCAACCAATACAGAATTGACAATGCTACGATGGTGCGGAACGATGACGGCATCCGCGTGACGGAATTGTCGCTTTATCGCTTGGAGGAGAATTATGAACTACTTGAAGCAAATCGGTGAAGCACTCGACAGCATTGAAGGAGTAAACGCGTATCATTATTGGCGGCCGCAGATGCATGCGCCTTACATTGTTTGGGCGGAAGACGGAGAGGAAACCTCATTAGAAGCGAACTCTCACAAAAGAGAACAGATGCTCCGCGGTTACGTGGATTTATTCACCAAGACAGAGTTTGACGAACTCTTCTATGAAGTCCAGAAGGCCATGAATTCACTCGACAAAGTCATGTGGAATCTTGAGTCTGTCCAATACGAAGACGAGACAAACCTCATTCACTACGAATGGCGGTTCTACGTTTTCGGCAAGGTTGAAGAATAATGGCAAAGTTCGAATTTCAAGGCATTGACGAGTATATTGCCGAACTTCAAAAGCTGGAGAAGGAAACCTCTTCGGCTATGGGCAAGGCAATATATAAAGGTGCCGGAATTGTCGCCGATAACATCAAGGCAGGAATTCAGTCTCTTCCAACCGATGACAGGAAATATGTCAAAGGCATGAGAAAAGGCATCCATCCGAAGCAGAAAGAAGGCTTGATCAATGGACTTGGTATCGCAAAGATGGAAAACAAAAACGGATTCGTCAACGTGAAGATAGGCTTCAATGGCTATAACACAATGGTGACGGACAGATGGCCGAATGGCCAGCCGAACGTACTAATTGCGAGAGCCACAGAGAGCGGAACTTCATTCCTTGAGAAATACGGCTACATTTCCAAAGCGGTGCGAAACTCAAAGAAGCAATGCGAAGAAATCATGAAGCTAACAATAGACGAAGAAATTCAAAACATCATTAAATAAAGGAGAAACAAAATGGCAGAAGGAAGAGTCATTATCGGATATTCGTATCCGTATTATGCATTATATTCCAACACAGGAAGCACCATTACCTATTCCGACGGCAATGATCTTGCGCGTGGTGTAGGTGTTGACTTCTCGTTAGACACGGCCGATTCTACAAATTGGTATGCTAACAACGTCATGGCTGAATCTGCACAGGTCGCTTTCACAGGCGGTCAGGTCACATTGACTTGTGACGGAATGCATGATGACGTCAGAAAGGCGGTCGCTGGCTTACCTGCTCCAACCACGGAGACGGTCGGCAGCGCAAGCGTTAAATTCTACGACTACGATGACAGACAGAGCGTTCCGTTCCTCGGAATCGGTTTTGTTATCAAATACATGGAAAACGGCGTGGAAAGTTTTGTTCCATACGTTTTCCCAAAAGTTAAATTAACACCAGAGTCATACGCAGCAACGACGCAGGGCGAATCTGTAGAGTTCCAGACGAACGAATATGTCTTCGACATTTTCCGCGATGATTCTGCAAACCACAGATGGCAGAGAATCGGCGAAGCGCAGGCAAGCGAAGTGGAAGCCTATAATGCGGTTAAGGCGGTTTTAGGCGCTAACTAATCAAACCAAAGGAGGGAAGGTTGAATGTTAATCAATGGTAAAAACGTTGGATTTTTAAAAACGGTTAAAGTGAACTTTGACATCAAGGCAATGTGCCCGAATAAGGATACAAACAAATTGCCGGAGTTATTTGATCCACAGCTTATCGACGTGGCCGACGTATACGAAAACTCAATGAAGTTTATCATGGCCTTAAATCACGGCTATGAAGATAACCTGCATTATTACAATAACGAATACAAGCAGAACTACATCACGGAAGAAGACATGATGTATCTGGACGACGAGCAATTCGCCGCGTTATTGATGGAAGCGCAGGAAGCGTATATCGGTAAAGCGCAGGAGATGAAAACCGAACCAAAAAAAAACAACGAGGAAGTGATTCAATAGAATTCAATCTTCCCTGGTGCATCTTTTATGGATGCAAGGAATTAAACATGACAAAGCAGGAGGTTCTGATAACTCCAATGTGGGAGTTTTTGGACCTCCTTGCTTGTCTTTCCGTTTACAACGGAAACGCAAAACAAATCACAAGTAAGAAAATAACAAGCATCACGACCATAGAGGATCTAATGCTTATCAAATAGAAAGGAAGCAAATTATGGCGGTAGACATTGGGCCGAGAATAGGAATTGACGGCGAGAAAACGTATAAAACGCAAATCAATAACATCATCGCACAGGCGAAAATGCTTTCTTCCGAGATGAAGGCCGTTACCTCTTCTTTTGACAAAAACACCACGGCAGAGGAAAAGGCGGCTAAAACTTCCGAAGTATTAAACAAACAAATCGAAAACCAACAGAGAAGAATTGAACTCTTAACATCCAAACTCCAAGAGTCTAAAGATAAAACCGGCGAGAATTCGACAGAGACTTATAAATGGCAGGAAGCCGTTAATAAAGCGAATGCCGAATTGAACAACATGAAAAAGAAGCTGGATGAGACTTCCGACGGAATGGATGAGAACAAAGAAGACATCAAGGATGTTGGTGACGAAACCGAGGAAGCAGGAAAGAAGGCTTCTGTTTTCGGCGATGTATTAAAGGCCAACCTCACAAGCGACGCTATCAAAAAAGGCCTTGAGATGTTGAAAAACGCATTAAAAGGCATCGGCGAAGCATTCAAGGAAATCTCCATTGGCTCGGCTGCATATGCCGACGATATTTCCACCATGTCGACGGTGACAGGACTTTCGGCGAAGTCGTTGCAGGAATTCACTTACATGAGCGAATTAGTCGACACGGATGTCTCAACCATCACAGGCTCATTGACTAAACTCACAAAGACCATGTCTTCCGCAAAAGACGGAAGCAAGACGGCCACAGGTGCTTTCGAACAATTGGGAGTCGCTTTCAAAAACTCCGACGGATCTCTTCGTAATAACGAGGAAGTCTTCTATGATGTCATAGAAGCTCTGGGAAACATGAGCAACGAAACCGAGAGAGATGCGCTCGCCATGGAAATCTTCGGCAAATCCGCCAAAGAATTGAATCCGTTAATTGCTGCAGGAAAAGATGGCATGGAAGCCTTCCGACAAGAGGCGGAGGAATTAGGCTACGTTCTTACGGACGAGCAACTGGAAGCCTTAACGAGCGTTGACGATGCATACCAGAGATGGCAGAGAACTATTGAGATGGTTAAAAACACAATTGGTGTTGCTCTGGCTCCTGCTATGGAATCATTACTCACAACCGCGAAAGAATGGGTGACAGGAATTGACTGGTCTGCTGTTGGCGAAGCACTCGGCGAAGTCATGACAGACATCGGCGAATCTCTGAAACAGGTTGACGTCTCTCAATTATTAAAAGACATCACCAAGGGAATCAAAGACTTCTTCAAGGAAGTCAAAAAGATAGACTTCAAAGGATTTGCAAAATCCATCGGCAACGTTATTAATTTGATTTCGAAGCATGGCGGACAAATCGCCGCAGCTATCGGAGCAATTGGCGCCGCGTTTGCAGGTCTTAAAATCGCAAGCCTTATCTCATCGCTTGGCGGATTCGGCGCAGCCTTTGCAGCATTGACAGGACCTGTCGGAATTGCCATCGCAGCCATTGGCGCTATTGGTGCCGTGGTTATGAATTGGGGAACCATTTCCACCAAGGCCAAAGAACTTTGGGACAATGCGAAGGAAGCCATTTCGACAACCTTCACGAATTTAAAAGAATCCGTAACAAATACGGTCGAAGCAATGAAGACCGCTGTCACGGAGAAATGGGAAAACCTCAAAAACGGAATTAACAATAAAGTAACCGAATTAAAAGACGCAGCCGTGAATAAATTCGAAGAAATGAAAAACGGACTGACGGAAAAGGTCGACACGATCAAAACCGACGTAGCAACCAAATTCGGAGAAATCAAAGACAAGATTCAAACCAAAGCCGAGGAAGCAAAACAGAAGTTCCTCGGAGCCTTCGACCAGATGAAAAACGGTGCTTCTACAGGAGCAGGTGCCGTGAATGGTGCCATTGCCGGTGTTTCGTTCGGCCATCTCTCTGGAGCAGCTGGCTCCGCTTGGGGTTGGGGTTATGACATGATGAGCAACTTGGCGAACGGCATCAATTCGGGAAAATACCTCGCGGTGAACGCTGCAAGCGGTGTCGCTCATGGCATCAGTAAATACCTTCACTTCTCGCATCCAGACGTTGGACCTTTGGCAGACTTTGAAAAGTGGATGCCTGACTTCATGGCAGGCTTGGCAAGCGGTATCAGAGACAACGCATACAAGGTGGAAGATGCCATCGACAACGTGGCAGGAACTTTGGCTTTCAACTCTCCTGCTGCAAACACAACCAACAATAGCTTCGGCCCTGTCGCTTTCAACGTCACGATCAATTCTGACACAGGACTCGACAGAAGCGTTGTGGATAACTTCATCCAAGAAGTCGATGAAGGCTTATCTAACTTATACAACCAAAGAAAGGCGGTATTCGGTTAATGTTTAGATTTAACAACGTTGACTTCGAAACATACAAAACCTTCTGGGATGGTTCACAATTATTCGACACACCAGAGAAGGACGTCACTTTCTTCGAAGTACCAGGGAGAAATGGATCTCTTTCCATTTCGAATGGCAGATATAAAAATTTAACTATCACGGTGAATTGCTTCATCCGTGACGATTTCAAAACAAACTTCCCTCAGCTCATGAACTTTCTTTTATCGCAGGAAGGCTATTGCAAACTTGAGACGAGCGAAGAACCCGACACGTTCCGCATGGCTCAATACGTTAAAGCGTTAACACCCAAAACGACTCCGTTCTTAAAGAGCGGAGCCTTTTCGTTGATTTTCGAATGTAAACCGCAGAAGTACCTAAATACAGGCGACATCTTGCGAGCTGTCGGAAGTGAATTCACGGCGGTGAATCCGACCTTGATGGAAGCCTATCCTTACATCGAGGTCGAAGGCACAGGAACATTATCTTTTGGCGGAACCGAACTTACATTATCGCAGAACACAGGAACCACAGTAATAGACTCCGAGATGCAGGATGCATACGAAGGGCCGATTAATCGGAACCCTTACTTGACGATGACGAACGGCTTTCCTATATTAACGGCCGGTAATAACGCTGGTACCTTCACAGGCTTTTCAGCCGTGAGAATCAAACCAAGGTGGTGGATGCTATGATAAAAATTCTTGATGACACAATTGACCTTTCACAGATTTCACTAAATGACAACGGCCTTGGAAAACTTGAGATTATAAGCGGAACGGATACCGAAGAACTAAATGGCCAATATGAAGCGGAATTCACCTGCTTAATGACCGAAAAATATTTTGATCTATTGCACGTTGAAGGCTTGGTTGCATTACCAACCGAAAAAGGCGAGCAGATTTTCCGCATTTACTACATCTCAAAACCATTAAACAAAGTGGTCACGGTGAAATGTCGCCACATTACTTATGACCTAACAAAGACCATCGTCCAGCCATTCGAAGCCACAGGTTCCGCGGCGGCGGTCGCTGGTATCATGTCAAACGTGATGACGGCAACACCATTCACCATCACAACAGACATAGCAAATTCTTCTTCCGTCTTCCAATTGACACAGCCGAGAGCCTTTAGACAAATCCTCGGCGGATACCAAGGAAGTTTCCTTGACGTCTTTAGAGGAGAATATGAATGGGATAACTTGGAAGTCAAGATGCTGGCAAGACGAGGAGCCGATAGGGGAGTTAGAATCGCCTACCGCAAGAACCTCACAGGCTGCAAAATGGAATTGGATTCTTCCGCGGTCTACACTTCCGTGATGGCCTTCGTGAACATCGACAATAATGTTGTTTATGGCAACGTTTATCACAAAATCACGGCCACCTATCCAAAGGTTTTAATCTTGGACGCTTCCAATGACTATAGCATTGACAACATCCCAACGGCGGCGGACTTAACAACCTACGCCCAGAACTACGCAACCAACAATGACATCGAATCACCAAAGCTCACGGCTTCCATTGAATTCGTTCCGCTTTGGCAGACAGACGAGTACAAGGAAGTCGCTCCATTGGAAAGAGTCTCGTTAGGCGATACGGTCCACGCGGATGTTTCCGAGATGGGAATGACCGCCACGGCTCGCGTGATCAAAACCGTTTGGAATTTAAACACGCAGAGATACGATTCTCTTATCTTGGGAAGCGTGAAGTCTTCCTTGGCTTCCATCATTCAGTCCACAGTGCAAACCGCAAGAGACGAAGCCGAAAAGGC